GTGTAATCGTTGGCTTTTTCTGGGCGGTATAAACTGAGTCTTGGCATAGTAGTGTATTTATTGGAATATGATAAGGTAAATATAAGCATGAGTGACCAACTAGACGCCCTAAAAACCGAAAAAGAAAAAGTATTCTCATACGTCAAAGCCTTCTTGGGCGACGGCATGATTGATGTTGAGTTAGACCCAATACACTACGAAACAGCGTTAGAAAAAGCCATGGCAATTTATCGTCAAAGAGCCAGTAATGCCGTTGAAGAAAGTTATTGTTTCTTAGATATGGTACAAAATCAGAACGAATATATTCTACCAAGAGAAATCACAGTGGTGCGTGAAATCTTCCGTAGAAGCATTGGTTCAAGAACAGGGGGCGGGGATGGTGGAACGTTGTTTGAACCATTCAATTTGGCCTACACCAACACATATTTGCTTACAAGCTCAAATATGGGCGGTTTAGCAACTTACTACATGTTTGCAGGATATCAAAAATTAGTGGGTAAAATGTTTGGTAGCTACATTAACTTTACCTACAACCCACAGACACGTAAACTGACAATACAACAACGCCCACAAAGCAATGAACGACTACTTCTTTGGGTATATAATCACCGTCCAGACTTTGCATTTTTAGAAGACCCTTATGCAGGTATATGGATTAAAGAATATACACTAGCTGGATGCAAAGTCATGCTAGGCGAAGCCCGTGAAAAATTTGCACAAATAGCCAGTCCACAGGGTGGCACACAACTAAACGGTGGCGCACTTAAATCTGAAGGTCTTACAAGGATGAAAGAACTTGAAGAAGAACTGAAAAAAGGTGATCCTTCAGGAGTTGGTGGTCAAGGTTGGGGCGGTTATACCTGGGTAACCGGTTAATCAAAAGACTTGACTCTGTAACACAAATAACATAAAATATAGTATACCTTGGGGGATACTATGATTATAGGTGTGTGCGGATTCATTGGGTCAGGCAAAGATACCATTGCTGACTATCTTACAAATTTTCACGGTTTTAGAAGAGAGAGTTTTGCCAACAGTTTAAAAGACGCAGTTTCTCATGTCTTTGGTTGGGACAGAACCATGCTAGAAGGGCGCACAAAACAAGCCCGCGAATGGCGAGAGCAAGTAGATCCATGGTGGTCAGAACGCTTGGGTATGCCAAACTTAACACCACGTTGGGTCTTACAATATTGGGGCACTGAAGTATGCCGCAGAAGCTTTCATGATGACATTTGGATTGCTAGTTTAGAGAATAAACTCCGCAATAGTACTGACGATATTGTTATTAGTGATTGCCGTTTCCCTAACGAAATTAAATCAATCCGTGATGCAGGCGGAATCATTGTATGGGTCAAACGTGGTGAACTTCCTGAGTGGTATGAATGGGCTCTGAACGCTAATCAAGGGGAAAATGGCAATATGAAATGGGCCATTAGTAAACACAATCTAGAAAAATTTGGAATTCATGCTAGTGAAACTGCATGGGTTGGAACTAAGTTTGATGCTGTACTAGAAAATAATACCAGTATTGATGATCTATTTGAAAAGGTTAAAAATCTGGTAGAAGATCGCCTTGCTTCCACCCAAGTCCTTGTTTAACTAAAATTCTTTGACAATTAGCACACACTGTTTTTAGATTACTGTGTGTGCAGTTGTTTAAATCACCATCTGCGTGGTAAACATCAAAAATTACTGACTGTGTGCTGGTAACTCCGCATTTATCGCATTTACTTTTCTTTTTATAACCAGCACGTACCCATCTAGGTTCTTGCACAGTTGTGCCACGAGCACAACTATCACACATGCTTCTATAATATATCCTATCTTCCTTGTGATAATTTATAGCGGCTAGATTTTTACGACATTTTTTACACAACGGGCGATTCATATAATTAATTAGCCCTTTTTGTGCCCTTTTTCCTTTGGTATAACCAGTGAAATATTAAAAATATCACTAAATATTATGGACAAGGATCCCATTAAGGAGATTAGGACATGGCACAATTAGGATCACCTGGCGTACAAGTTAACGTCATTGATGAAAGTTTTTATAATCCAGCGACACCTGGCACAATTCCATTGGTTTTGATTGCTACAGCGCAGGATAAGACAAATGCGTCTGGAACAGGTGTTGCCGCAGGCACCACTTTAGCTAACGCAAACAGTTTATATTTGGCAACTAGCCAAAAAGATCTAACAGATAGATTTGGCGTACCATCCTTCCAAAAGGATGCTAGCGGAAATGCTATCCAAGGAAGCGAATTAAACGAATATGGTTTATTTGCTGCCTATAGTTATTTAGGTGCAAGTAACAGCGCCTACATTTTACGTGCAGGTGTTGATTTAGGAGCACTTTCTGGTACTGCAAATATTCCAGTAGGAGATCCAACATCTGGTACTTATTGGTTTGACACTGGCAGATCACGTTTTGGTATTTTTGAGTGGAGTGCAACTCTACAACAGTTTATTTCAAAATCACCTATTGTAATCACATCCAGCACAGATACTACATCAGGTGCACCAAAATCTACAATTGGATCATTAGGCGATTACGCAGTTGTTACTGTAGGAACATTGGCTACAGAAAATAACGTATGGTACAAAAATACTAGTGGAACATGGGTTAAAGTTGGTACAAGTGGTCAAACAGTATTTGGCGCTAATAACCCAACAATTTTAGACTGGACATCAAGTTGGCCAGCTGTTTCCTCTAAGAGCTTCACTAATGGTGAAATTGATTTAAGTAGCGCAACCTATGGCATGACCATTACTGTTGGATCAGATGTTGCAACTGTTTCTTTCAACGGAAGTCAAAACGCACATCCAACAGTTGCAGAAATGGTGGCAGAAATTAACGATGCATTAGACACTGCTGGTATCACTTCAGTTGGTGCAAGAGTTAATGGTAACAAATTTGAAATTTTAGCAAACACAAACGTTGCAGTTGTATTTGGACCAGGCACTGATCCAGAAACACTACTGCAAGTTGGTGCTACTTCCGCTTCAGACGACATTGGTATTTTAGCTGGTTCATACAGATCACCAGCTGTACAGTTTAGTGATCATACCAAATTACCATTTTGGACCAGTACAGATGCTACTCCAAGACCAAATGGCAGCGTTTGGTTTAAAACCACTGAATTTAATTTGGGTGCAAAGTGGACTGTTAAAAACTTTAACAGCGATACACGTTTATTTGAAACAAAAGATGCTCCAGTTTATTCAGGAACAGTTGAAGCTTTATACAAGATGGACCCACTAAACGGTGGTAGTGGTCTAGCTATTGGTTCATTGTTTGTAAATGCTAATTTTGAACAAAACGGCATTGGTAGTTTTAAACTAATGTATAGAAAAAATTCTGGTTCAACAAGAGCCGCAGTAACAGTTGCTTCAAACGTAACTATTGTTAGTGCAACGGTAGGTATTGCAGAAACTGTTAAAAATACTTCAACTTTAAATGTAGTAAGTATTACCACAGGTACAAGTTTAGATAGTTTAAGAACAGCTATCAATAACAGTGCATTAGTAAATGTTACAGCTGACTATGTTGATGGTCAACTAGTATTGACACATGCTGATGGCGGTGAAATTTTCTTAGACGGCGCAACATGGGGAACTTTAGGATTCAATAACACATTAGCTAATGTTTATACTGGTCCAATAGGCACCACTTATGAACTAAGAATTAGTAATTGGTCTCCACTAGCATCAATAGGTGGCGGGTACTTCCCACAGGCTACACAGCCAACAGATGCTCCAGAAGATGGAAAAATTTGGTATGCTACTTACCAAGATGAAGTTGACATTATGATTCATAATGGCACTAAATGGGTTGGGTTACGACATGTAGATAGACCTGTATCATTAGTTAGTAATACTGCAACAGTTATAGTACAGGCAACTAGACCATCTAAAGATGGTAGATCTTTAGGCGACATTTGGGTTGATTCTAGTAATCAAGATAATTATGGTCGTACAATTAAGCGTTGGAACGTTGACACTACATCATGGGATCCAATTGATGTAACAGATCACACTAGTCAATATGGTATTATTTTTGCTGATGCACGTTGGGCCACAAGTGGCAGTGCAACTGCACCAGCAACTATTGATGCACTAGCAAGTAGTGACTTTGTTGATTTTGATTGCCCAGATCCTGCGGCATATCCACGTGGTATGTTGTTATGGAACACACGTAGAAGTGGTTTCAATATTAAGCAATATAAGCGTAACTATATCAATACTTCAGAAACAAATACAATTTATGGTCCATTAGGAGAAGCAATGACTAGTTACTTCCCAGATCGTTGGGTAAGTATCAGTGGTGCTGATCTAAATCAAGTCGCGTATTTTGGACGTAAGGCACAAAGAGCATACGTTGTTGGTCAACTAAAAGTTGCTATCAATACAAACCAACGTATTTTAGATGAAGACAATATTTTCTTCAACCTAATTGCTTGCCCAGGATATCCAGAATTAATCAGCGACATGGTTAATTTGAATAGTAGTAGAAATGGAACTGCACTAGTAGTTGGTGACACACCATTGCGTTTAGAAAGTAATGCAAGCTCACTAATTAACTATGGAACAGATTATTTTAATACTGGTATTGATGGAGAGCAAGGATTGCATACAAACAGTGATCACTTAGCAGTTTACTATCCAAGTGGATTAACAACTGATCTAACTGGTAGTAATGTTGTTGTTCCTGCAAGTCACATGATGTTGCGTACAATCGCAGTGAGCGACCAAAGAGCATTCCAATGGTTTGCTCCAGCCGGTACACGTCGTGGTGGTATTACTAATGCAACAAGTGTTGGTTATTTGAAAGATGGTAGCTTTATTCCAGTTAGTTTGAATCAAGGCGTTCGCGATCAAATGGCGCAAGTTAAGATCAATCCAATTACTAATATTCCAGGCGCTGGTTTAGTAGCATTTGGACAATACACAAAGACAGGTATAAACAGTAGTTTAGATAGAATCAACGTAGCACGTTTGGTAAGCTATCTACGTAGACAGTTAGGCATTATTACTAAACCATTCTTGTTTGAACCAAATGACAAACAAACACGTAGCGAGATTAAGAACGTTTGTGAAAGTTTAATGTTGGATTTGGTTAGTTTGCGTGGTATATATGACTTCATCGTAGTGTGCGATGAGACAAACAACACACCAAGCGTGATTAGTAATAACCAACTTTATGTTGATATTGCTGTTGAACCAGTCAAAGCAGTTGAGTTTATTTACATTCCTCTAAGATTGAAGAATGTAGGCGATATTAAGTCACGTCAATAATTAAGGAGCTATAAATGGCAATTTCAAGTTTAAGTAGATTTACAG